GGGCGGCCGATCCCACTGCATTTTTGCCGCTCGTTCGGCGTTGCCACGGTTCGCGTAAGTGCGGCTAAGCACCAGTACGTTTTCATCCGTGCCGATCAGGTAATCCCCCTGCTTCGCCTCCGGCTCTTTCTTTTTCTTCGTCGTGGTTTTACGTCGCCTGCGCTTCACCTTCGCTACAGGCTTCTTTACCGGTTCGCGGGTGTGCAGCCAGCTGGCGATCACGCCGGTGTATGAGTCGCGGTCCGCCAGGGTGAAGCGGTGGCTGTCCCCGTCCCTGCGCTGAAGGGTAATCACCGGCAGCGCCTTACCGCTTGCCGTCTTCCCCTGTCCCTGGCGGATAAACAGCAAATTGCCGTCCTTGACACAGGCCACTGCGCCGCACTGTTTAGCCAGCCGCATCAGAAAGCTGGCGTCTGATTCGTTGGTTTGATCAAGGTGGTCAATTTCTGTGGCCGCCATGTCCTCACCCATTGCCGCCTTCAGCTTATGGCGCCCGGCAATATCCCGGACAATTTCGCCTGCTGTGGTTTTGTGCCAGGACTTCTCGCGCTTAGTGTTGAGCGTCTGCCGGAAGTCGGCGCTGCGCGCCCGCAGCGTCAGCCGGTCAGGTGTGCCGCTGTGCTCGATTTCGTCAACGGTATAACTGCCTTTCGGGAAAAGTGGCCCATCCTGCCAGCCCAGCGACAGCGACAGCACAACGCCCCGGCGCGGCAGCTGCAGCTGGCCGTCCGCGTCGTCCAGCTCGATATCCAGCTGATCCGCTTCAAAGCCCCGGTTATCAGTGAGCGTCAGGCTCAGCAGGCGCTTTTCCAGCTTCTGCGTGATGTCTGCACCGTCCATCGTCAGGCGGAACGCGGGGGAATTCTGCTGGCCGTTAATCCACGGGGTTGTCATCATGAGAATAATCCTCCCGCAGCGGCGCTGACCTTACCGGCGGTGGTAACTGCTGCGCCCTGCATGGCAGAAAGCTGATCGCTGAGGCTGCCGAACATCTCGCCCAGCGATTCATCGGTGCGCTTCAGCGTCAGCGTGAATTCAATGCGGCGGCACACGCCGCTGCTGAAGAACTCCGCTTTGGTCTGACTCAGGCTTTCAATCACGAACATGCCGTAAATTGTCCCGCTGCCCTCAATCAGCGGCCACGCGCGGCCCAGCTCTGCAATCTGCTCCAGCGCGAACAGGGACATCCTGCCGCCGGTAATCTCCGGCAGCAGCACGCCGGAAAGCGTCAGCGTGTCATTGTCAGGACCTAAGAACTGCAGCGATGGCCGCACGCCTACCCGGCTGTTAGACGGGAAACGCCAGCTGCGCTGATACTGCAGTTCCTGATAAGGCACCGTCCTCAGCATGAAAACAAATAAGCCCAGCGTCATCATCATCCCTCAAATCCTCCCCTGTCACTGTAACTACTGCGGGCACGGGCCTGCGCCTGCCGTTCTTTTGCTTCCAGCCTGCGCATCACCTCATCAACCAGATCCTGCTGGCTCTGTCCCGGCTGCTGCACGATGGTGAAGGAGGCATGAATTTGTGGCGCAGTTCCCTGTGTAGCATTGCCACTCATGCGCGGCGCTTCCTGCCGGTACGCCTGAACCGGCAGGCTGAGCGGGTGCAGCGGTTTCGCCTCTGCCGTCGCCCCGGCACCACCCAGCGTCAGCGCCGCCAGTGCTGCCAGCCGTGCAGTGCTCCGGCGGCTGGTCACGTTCGCCGGACCACTGACCAGTTCCGGCCCATTTTCACCGGCCACGCCGAACTGCCCGGATGGGATAAAGCCGCCACAGTCGTACATGCCAGCAAATCCGGGAAATCCGCCCGGCAGCAGGGATACACCGCCGCCCGTGTTTACTGTTGCCGGTCGCGGCAGCTGCGGCCCGCCGGACTTATCGCCACCCGGCTTGAGGAAATCCGGCAGGTAGTCGGTCAGGGACGACAGCTTGTTTTTAATCGCATCCCATTTCTGGCTGATACCCGCAATCAGGCCGTCAATCATCTGTGAACCTGCTTCCTGAAAACGCGCGGGCAGCGCCTTCGCGTCGGAAACAATCTCCCCCCACTTTGTGCTGATGTAGGTGCGGATCGCTGTCCAGATGCTGCTGATCTTTGTGCTGATAGCGTCCCACATGGCGGCAAGTTTCGGGCCCAGCGTGTCCCAGTTCTGCCAGATCAGCAGCGCCCCGGCGGCAATCAGCCCGATAATGGCCAGAATCGGGTTTGCGAACATCAGCCGCCCCAGCCACAGCACACTTTTCCCCACGATGCCGATGGCGCTTTTAATCAGCCCGAATGAGCTAAATGCTTTTATCCCCAGCACGTTAAAGCTGAGTCGTAGCAGCGCCATCGGCCCCAGCACAGCTGCAAGGCCGATCATGAGCGTACCCAGCGCCAGCACAATCACCGATATAACTGCTGCAGCTTTTACCAGTGTTCCCGCCAGCTCCTTGTTATTTTCCACCCAGCGGCGGGTCACGCCGGTGACTTTCTTCACCATATTCATGATGTCCATCAGCGGCGTGCGCAGGGAGTCGCCCAGGCCGCTCATGGTGTTAGATACGCCGGTTTTGGTCAGCATCCACTGTGCAGAAAGCGAGTCCTTATTGATGTCCGACTCTTTCTGCATGGAGCCTTTCGCCCCGTCGCCCTGCGTCAGCTGCAGCTGTCGCCTCAGCTCCGGCATGTTGTTAGCGAGTTTGGCCGCGTCCTTGCCGTACTCCTTGCCGAATACCATCGTCATAGCCGTCAGGCGTTTGTCTTTAGGCAGGTTGTTGACCTTTTCCAGCACGCGCTGGATGGTGCCCATTGCGTCCGTGGTCATCTGCTTTTCAATCTTCGCCGGGTCCAGTTTCAGCAGATCCATGCCGTCCATAAACCGGTCGCTCTGCATGGTGGCTACGGACAGCTCGCGCACCATTGCATTCGCTGCACTGGCGGCGGTTTCCGACGTCGCGCCCAGGCTGAGGAAGGTCGAACCAAGCGCGGCCGCTTTGCGGTAGTCCAGCCTGTCAGCCACGCCGCCCATGCGCTGCAGCACGTCGATGATGTCTGAACCTTTGGACATGGCGTTATCGTCCAGGTAGTTCAGCGCGTCGCCCAGCTGCTCGATGTTGCGGGTGGGGATTTTGTACAGCTGCGCAATCTTGCCCAGCCCTTCAGCCAGCTCACCGGCGGGCAGCTCAAACGCGGTCGAGGCCTTCGCCGCCGTGGTGGCAAAGGCCATCAGGTCGCGTTTCTGGTCCTCATAGGAGTCGTTCTGGTTCGTCACGCCCATGCGCGCGCCGCCCTCAACCAGCGCGGCGTAGTCAATCGCGCCGTTTTCCATCGGCAGCTGCTCACTGGCGGCCTTGATGGCGGCCTGCATGTCATAGAACTGTTTTGTGCGGTTTCCTTTGTCGTCGCGCAGTCCGTTAACCTGCTTTGCCACGCCCTTCATGGCGTCTTCCATTGCCGCTGAAGACTTCACGGCGGCCAGCACCGGCGCACCCATCGCCAGCCCGGCGGCAGACGTTGCCGCTCCGGCACCGGCTACGCGGTCGCGTACCTCAAGCGAACGGGAATATCGCTCACGAACCGCGCTCAGTTTTGCCTGCCGCTCTCCCAGCTTTTTAAGCGACAGCTGCTGCCGGTCAATGGCGGCGCGCGCCTCGTCAGCCTGACTTTTCAGCTCGCGCTGTGCCTGGCTCAGTTTCTTCGTGTCGATACCGGCAGCGCCCAGCGCCTCACGCTGACGCTGCACCGAAAGACGCAGCCCGTTGTAGGTCTGCTGCAGCTGGCTGGCGCGGTTTTTCGCCTGCTCCAGCACGCGGGCCTGCGCGGCGGTCGGTCTGTTGGTTTCCGTGAACTGCACGGCCAGCCGCGCCGCTTCTTCGCGGGCGGCCTTAAGATTGTTAGCGGTGATGGCAAGCTGTGAGCGGGTTTTACGGAAGCCGTCAATACGCCCGGCCTGTGCGTCCAGCTCTTTGAGGGTGTTACGGGTATCGCGCAGGGTGCCAGCCAGCTCGCGGGTGCTGTCCCGGGCGCTGCGGAAGGGGCGGGTCAGCTTATCGACCGCGCCCAGCACAACCTGCAGACGCAGATTTTTATCACTCATCGCTGGCCCTGTGTCGCAGGATTGCTGCTCCACGTTGTGCCGCCACTCCAGAACCTCCGTCAGCGTCATGGACTCGGTAACGGAGGGCGGCCAGTGAAAGACGGTGGCGATGTCCGCCACCAGATCGTCTACCGTCAGGCCGTCGCTAAATCCGACAGCACCGACTTCTTCAGCAAAAAAGTGACCACCTCTACCGACAGGCTGACCAGATCGGCGGGGTCCATTTCGTTAATTTCCTGCGTGGTCAGTGCCGGGGTGGTAATGCGCGGCAGCACTGTCATCAGTGCGTTCACGTCCATGTCCAGCAGCGCCTGCAGGCGGATGCCGCGCAGCGCACCGGACTGCGGCTTGCGCACGGTGACGGAGGTGATTTCTGTTTTGCCGCGCATGATACGCAGGG